GATGATGTCCGACATGATCGGGTTGCCGTTGCCGTCAAAGCCCAGATACTTTCCGGCGCGATCAGCAGCTGACGGCAAGGTGCCATCGTTGGTCGTCTCTGACGCTGGGAAATGCAGCGCATTGTCGAGCTCGCCGTCCTGCTGCTGCACGATCATTGTCAGCTTGTCGAGCGCCAGCTCATGTGTGGCCGCTGGGAACGGGTCGTTTTCCTGGTAGTCCACTTCCTGCGTGATCGGAACGTCGCGTCTGATCACCAGGGTTTCGCCACTTGCCGGCGCGACGACCATGGTCACAGTGCCACCGGTGGAAACGCCGGCGCCGGTCACCGTGTAATTGGTAGTCAGCGTCTGGACCGTCTCAACGCCGCTGGCGTCGCGCAGGATGACCTGCAAATGCGTGTTGGCCAGGAAATAGAAGGGGACGGTGAAGGCCACCGTGGACCCGTTGCCGTAGTAACTGGCCGTGGATGTCTGGGTTGTGACGGTCATCGTTTATTCTCCAATGGCTCGCGCCAAATTCGGGGCACGCATCCCTTCGGTGCCGGTGCCAGGGGTCCACCAATACTGCTGGCCAAATTCCTTTTGCGCCCGGCGCTGCATCTGGGCCAGGTAGCCGGGGCTGAAATACTCTTGCAGTTGATGAAAGATTATATGGTCGAGGGCCGCTTTTGCGTACCACAGCGAGGCGCCCGGGGTGTTGCTTTTTACGAAACGCACCACCTCTGCGCCGAAGTTCGTGTCCTTGCCTTGCATGGCCTGCACGATGTTGCCCTGGGTGAGCTTGAAGGCCTCCTCGACGAGGCCGGCTACCGGTCCCAGTAGCGCAGCGATCGGCCCCGCTTGGTTGCCTTGGGTAGCGCCAGAGAACAGGAAATCGCCATACAGGCCAAGGCTGCCGCCTTTAAGAAACGCAGCCATCCAGTTTTTGGCGCCATGCTCTCCCTCCAGCGGGTTGTAGTTGCGGATGTCCTTGCCTTGCAGCAGGTCGTTGATCGATTGCGACACAGCTCCCAGGATGGTGGTGCCGACGATCAGGCTGCCCAGATAGGCCGCCTTGCCGCCCGCGGTTTCCATGTTGATGCCGCGCATCCAGTGCCGGGCGATCATGGCCAGAGGGAACGCCTTGAACTGGAAGAACGAGCGCGTAAGCTCGCCTTTCCATGTGCCGCGCTCCATGCCGGCGCCCGTCAGGAACTTGTCAGACGCGCCAGGCCGGATGACGGCCATGTCGGTTTCCTCGAGCACCACGCCCAGCAGCCGGGTGACGGCTTCGCGTCGGGCCACCTCGTCGTAGTTGGCGATCTGCTGGTCGTAGATCTCGGACCAGCTCTGAATCGACTCGGCTTTGGCTTCCGACGTCATGGCCGCCATCTTGTTGATGCTGTCGATCTTGGCCTGCTTCTCGGCCAGCAACTCATTGATGCGCGGCTTGATGGCTTCAAAGATCTTGCCAACCGGCAGGCGCATGATCGACTCGGGCGTGAGCACGCCGTTGCCTGCGCCCCACTTCTCCAGCTCAGCCGCCTTCCAGATCGCGAAGTCGGTTTCGGTGATGCCCTTGGCCAGCAGGATGCGGTTGTCTACAGGATCGAGATCCGCGAGCTTGTCGTACTTGCCGACGACCTCACCCAGCGCCGACATCATGGTCACGCCGAACGCACGCCGGCGGGCGCCGTCGAGGGCCTCCATGCCGGACGCGCGCATGACCGTGCTGGCCATCTTGCTCGAAAAGGTCGGGCCCAGGTTGTCCTGGCCCCAGCGGTTCAGGTGCGACAGCATGCTGTCCACGGCGAGGCCGGCGCGGTGGGCCAGGTTCTCCTCGGTCTTGTTGGCCGGGTTCAGTGCGGCCAGCTCGTTGCGCAGCAGCTGCATCTCGGGCAGCTGGTTGACCTTGGCGGTCAGGTGCAGCGTCGCCTCGTCGGTCAGCGCGGTGATGACGGCAGATCCCAGGCGCGAGCTTACCAGCCAGTTGCGCAACGTGTCGAAGGTCTGCGCCAGGTGCTCGTTGACCACCGGCTGGGTCTTGCCGGTGACGAAGTCGAACAGGTCGGCGAGCTTGCGCGCCTGCTGCTGCATCCTGGCGGTGGACGACGGATCTGACACAGCCCCTTCTTGCAGTTGCTTTTCCAGCATGAGCCGGAAGGTCGCGTCAGGGTTGGGCCCGAACGTCTCCAGCATGGCGATCTCTTTGGACAGCGCCTCGACGTGGCCGGTGATCACGCCCCACAGCGACTTGTCGCCATACTTGGCCTGGTATTCCAGGTAAGAGTCGGCGTCTTTGAAATGCAGCTCGCGGTGCCAGGCGCGGCGGTTGGCCAGCATCGACTGACCTTGCGCGCCGGGTGTCATCTGGTTGATGCCGCCCGTGGCGATCGTCACCCAGGCGCTGCGCAGCACGCCCTCGACCTGCTCGTCGTTCATCACAGTGCCGTCGTCGTTCAGGTACTTGCGACGATCGAGCTTGCCCATGACGTCGGCGATCCAGGCATTGGCGCCGGCTTTGTTGACCTTGAGCTGGCTGTGGTGCTGCGGCAGCGACCAGTTCTCAAGCAGGCCGATCTTGCCGCCGGCCTCGTTGAACTGCTCGCGCATCTGGGCGGCCACATCGAGCCAGGCCTTGGCGCCCTTGTCGGCCTCGGCCACGCCGGTCTTCTCGCCGAAGATGGCGCGGGTCAGCGTCTTGACGCCTTCCTCGCTCTCGAACAGGCCCCAGAATCGGGGGTCGACAGCCTCGAACGTATCGACGAGCTGGCGCAGGGCGTTGGCGCGGATGGCGTTGCCTCGGCTTTCGGCCGACAGCGTGTTGCTCTTGCCGTCAGCGACGAAGACCAGGGTGCGCTTGAGCGCGTCGAGGCCTTCCATGCCCTTGGCCATGGCGTCGTTGATGAACGTCTCCAGGCGATCGTGGGCCTGGATCGTGAGCGCGATGCGGCGCTTCTTGAGCGCAGCCTCTTGCACGAGCTCCTGGGACGCCAGAGCGGCCGCAGCCTTCAGTCGCTGATCAGCGGTGAGCTTGCTGAACCCGGCGGGATCTTTGGCCGCAGCAAAGCGCATGTTCTTGAGGATGCGGTCCTCGATGCCTTGCGCTTCTTGCTGGGTGATGGCGCGCCCGATCGCGTCGGACACGGCTTGGATGCAGCGCTCTCTCATGTCAGCCCCTCAGAGCGCAGGCGACCGCTGCGTCATAACCTTGTGATTCGTCCTGCGCTTTTGCGATTTCCGCATCAGCCTGGGCAAGCGCACGGGCAGCAGGAACCTCGGCGCCGTCTTCCATGGGGACCGTCAGGCCGGGATTGTTTCGGATCGTTTCGTCGGCTGAGAAGGGGTCGGCTCCTCGTCCGGCGAGATCGGGTACTGTTTCACCCTGGCCATTCGTGCGAACAGCTCCCGCTCCTTCGCCCGCGCCGGGCTCTCCGGCAATGCGCTTTGCGAGGGCATCGAGGTTGGGCTTGTTGACTTCGGCTTTTTCGTACCAGGGCGCATTTCCGGCCTCCGAAACTTTGAATCCAGATGGGACAATTTTGTTCTCGCTGGATTTTATCCCTTTCAGGAACTCTCGGAAAGCGCCAACCGAGAACCGATACTCATTGCCCAGCGGCGTGGTGTACAGGAAATAGGGGTTTCCACCAGCGTCGCGACCGTAGCGGGCGCCGTAGGCATAGCCGCCGTACTCGCCCTCCTTGGCGGTGATGTTGGCCAGCGCGCCCTTCTCGCCCCGGGCGTCGGCCAGGATCGCGTCCAGCGTGCCGTGGCTGGCTTCCTGCTGGCTGTTGGCGACCCAGCTTTCCCAGTGGTAACGGCCGATCGAGGCGTCCTCGGGCCGGCCCAGGCTGGCGTAGAGGTTCTCGATGCGCTTGGCCAGGGCTCGCTCGATGGCTTCATAGATCAGCAGGCCGCGGGCGCCGTAGGTGATCTCGGACAGGGCAGAGCCCGCCACCGGTTTGCCGTCGACCTTGCGGCCGTCGTACAGGTTGCGATCGCCAAATCGGCCGTCATCCCAGAGCTGTCGGATCTGCACGCGATCCAGCACCATGACGTCGTCAAAGCCGGCCACCAGCAAGGTGAAGGACACAACCTTGTTGTCGATGCCAACGCCCTCTGTGTTCTGGATGAACCAGCGGCGCAGCTCTTTCCCCGTCATGTTGGGGTCGCTCATCATGTTGTGCATGTGCTGCAGCAGCGACATGCCGTCCTCGCCCTTTGCGCCCATCTTGAACAGGAAGAGCTTGCCGAAAGCGTTCAGGTTGTGCGTGGCGCCCGATCCAGGCTGGCCAGATCCCTGCGGCGCGACCGACTTTGCCCAGGCCTCGTATGCGGCAAAATCCTTTTCGGTGAACTTGCCCTCGGCGGCCTTCTGTATCCACTCGCCGGCGCTGGGGAAGGCGTCGATAAACAGGCCCTCTTGCGTGTAGGGGCTCACGCCACGCGACAGGAACGACCACAGGAACATTTTGCCGGTGGTTACGACGTCGAGCTGGCCGTTGATGTAGGCCTCACGAAATGCGCGAGCGTTCTCGAACCCGTGGTTGGCGTCGTCGATCTGGCCCTTGGTCAAGCGCGACAGGTTCTTGAAAGCGCCGTCGCTGTTGATGTCGGACAGGAAACGATAGGGCGGGATCGGCACATCGTTGGTGGCCATGGCGTAGGCCATCATCTTGGACCATTCCAGCGGCGACGCATCGGCGTTGGGGAACTTGGCCAGGATCTGGTCGATCGCGCCGACCTGGCGGCCTGCGTTTTTCTTGTTGGTGCCGGTCAGCACGAGCGGCTTTTCCGGCAGTTTCATCTTGCCGGTGGGCACCATCACGCGCAGGTCAGGCTCAAACCCGTTGAGGTTCTCCTTGGCCACGCCTTTGCCGGGCTTGTTGACGTCCTGGTAGATCGAGACGTTCTCACCCAGCATGTCGCCGGAGATCGTGCCATCGGACTTGATGACGGCGTCCAGGCCCTTGATCACGGCAGCGTCGCTGCGGATGCCAAACGTGCCTTTGACCAGCTCAAGCAGCTCGGTGAGCCACTGCTTTGCTTTGGCCACCCAGCCCTCGGCAGCGCGGCCGCGGACGAGGCGCGAGGCGTTGACGGCCCAGAACTCGGACGGGTTGGCCAGGGCGTAGAAGTTGTAGTCGACGAGGCCCTCTTTCACCATGTCGGTGAGCCTGGTCATCGCGACGTCGTCGCCGGTGGCGGCCTTCAGCGCGTCGGACACGGCCTGCATCAGCTGCTGGTTCTGTGTCGTCTTGGCAAAGTTCTCGACGGCGCGCAGCTCCTTGAGCCATTCCTTGCGGATGCCGGCGCGCACCTCCTCGGGCATCATGCGCTCGGCGTGGTGCAGGATCTCGTGCACCGCCGTCTCGTCGTTGGCGTTGCCTTTGAACAGCGTGACAAGGCGGCCCAGCGGGTTGTAGCCACCGGCCACGCCAGCCTCGCCCTTGCCCCTTATGGCCACAGCCAGGTCGTTCACGACGTTCGGGTTCTGGTCGATCAGCCATTTGGCCAGGCGCACAGATTCGGGCGGCAGCTCGCCCAGACGCTCGGCCCGGGTCAGCTTCTCGCGCATCCACAGCTCGCCGCGCACGCGGTCGCCCTTGCGCGCTTGCAGTGTGGCTTCGTTGCGCTGCTCCAGGCGGCCGGCCAGGCCTTCCAGCGTGGACAGGATGCGCTCGCCGTCCCAGCCCTCGCGGGTGGCTTTCTCGATGATGCCCTTGATCTCGGCGGTCGGACGCACGGGGGCGCGCTGCTCGATCGGCGTGACCTGGTAGAGCGTGGTGTCGCCCGGCAGGCCGCGGGCCTCGAGCTCGCCCTTGAGCTGCTGCCACTCGGGGCCGAGGTGCTCCTCGACGGCTCCCAGGATGGCGGTCCTGGTCTGCGTGGCGCTCGGGTTCTCGATGAAATCTGCCTGGGTGACGCCCTCGGGCGCCTCGACCGGGCGGTCTGCCAGCAGGTCGGAGAGCGCCTTGTTCATCGCCTCGACGTGCGCAGCGCGTGCGGCCGGCGTTGTCGGGATGCCTGGCGCAGTGTCGAGCTCGGCGTGCAGCGCGGCGTTGAGGAAAAGCGCCGTCTGCTGGTCGCTCGTCAGCAGCTTGCCGTCGTTCTGCTTTTGCCAGTCCTTGTACTTGGACGCGGCTCCCGGGCCGTAGTGCGCCAGCGCGCCGAACGCGCCGCCCATGATCAGGTCCATGGCGATTGCGCTGTTGTCCAGCACTTTGTACTGGTCGGCCATCTCGCCGTAGCCCTGTGAGCGCAGAAACTCGCCGGTGACGCCCCTGGTGGTCATGCCGGTGGCCACGTTGGCGGCAGCGCCAGCGCCGACGTTGGCGGCCGGGCCCAGGGTAGGGGCCAGGGTCATCGGGATCTTAAGGCCGACCCAGGTCGAGATGCCGTCGATCGCGCCCTTGCCGAAGGCCGTGCCGGGGTCCAGGCCGTCTTGCAGCCCCACCTGCATGCCCTTGTAGCCCTGCAACAGCGCAGCGACCTCGGGGCCACCGGCGACCGCCTCGGGCACGATGTTGAAAATGCCATGCACAGCCTGGCCGACGATGCCGGTGGTGCGCGGATCTGGCGCCAAGGCGCTGATGTTGTTTTTGGCGATCTGCTGCTGCCCGATCAGCCAGTCCTCGGTCTTGGTGCCGAAGAGCGTGTCGATCGGGCGCGCCATCGTGCGCAACGTGGGGGTGGCGGCGTCGCCCAGCAGCAGGGCCGCATCGTTGACCGCGGAGGCCAGGCCCGTCACCGGCGCCTTCCACGTTCCCGCAAACCAGCCGGGCTTCATGTCCTCGGGGTTGATGGGGTTCAGGCGCGCCTGATCCATCAGGTTTTGCGTCGCGGTGGGGGCGAGGTCAAAGAAGCTCATTTGGTCTTGGGCTGCTGAGTGTTGGGACGCTCCATTTTCTCAGGCTTCACGGTGGCTGGCGGGGTGATTGCCGGGGCAGGTGCGCCACCAGGGATGAGCTTGGAGTAATCAGGCTTCTCGGTCAGATCGAGCACCACCGGGTTGCCCTGACGGTCGGTCAGATAGCCCATGCCCGAGCGCAGCAGATACTTGCTGTCGCCCGCGCTTTGCAGGCCATACGCGCCCCAGTTGTCCAGTAGCGTGCCCTTGTAGCCCAGCATGACCATCTGCGTGTCGAACGCGGATTTGGCCGTGTTGACGAAACGGTCGTCGCTCATGCCCCAGGGCCGCACCACCTCGCCCTTGCCGTTGACGTCGGTGACGCCACCCACCACAGCGTTGATGGCCTCCTTCAGGCGTCCGCTGTCGAGGTTGCCAGACACGTCGCCGTCGCGCGCCGACTTGCCAGCGTAGTACGATTTGACCGCTTGGAACGCGAAGTTGGCGCCGTCAGGATCTGCGGCAAACGCCTTGCCCACGACGTTGGTGAACTGGTCGCGGATGTCCTGCTCCTTGGGCATGGGGAACGTCTTGCCCTTGCCGTTCTCGGCCTTGTCGGCCTTGTTCGGGTTCATCAGGGCCTCGCCCTCGAGCATGATGCCGGCGACGTCTTGCTGCTTGTAGACGGTGTCGCTAAAAAAGCCTTTGGCCACCACCGGGTTTTGCTTGGACAGAATGATGCCGGCCATCGCCGTCACCGGGCTGTCTGGCGCGATCTGCTGCATCACGGCGCGATAGGCCGTGGGATCTTTAATCGAGCCACGGATCGTGTTCAGGTATCCCAGGCGCTGCTGGGTCGTCATGTTCTGGAACCCGGCGTTGAGCGTGGTCGCCTCGGCCTTTGTCAGCAGCGAGTAAGGCGCGCCATAGGTCTGCTGCATGGTCTGCGCGACGCCCACGCGTTTGCCGAGCTCTGCGCCGAAGGCTGCCTGGTCGTTGAAGTTGAGCGGCTTGGCGTCGCCAATGCGGGCCTGCTGGGCGTACAACATCGGATCTGCCTGGCGCGCCTGGTTCACCTGGTCGATGGCCTTGAGCACGGTGTCGTAGCGCTTGGTGGCCAGCTCGTAGCCTGGCTTGGTGGCGTCGGGCTTGTAGCGCTCGGCCACCGCGGCCATTTGCTCGGGCGTTTGCAGCTTCAGAGCGTTGATGTCTGAGCCCAGGGTGGCGATCGACTGGTAGTTGGCGAAGCGCTGGGGGCCGTCGATTGGGCCGTAGGCCTTGACGTATTCAGCCTCGGTGAGCGGCTTTTGCGGCGGCTGGCCGTTCATGTAGGCCGCAACGTGATCTCCCTCGGTGGTGGTGATCTGGCTGCGATAGACCGCCATCTGGCGATTGGCCTCGGTGTTTGCCGCGTTGATGAAGGCCGGCAGCCGGTCGACGTTGACGTCGCCAGCGATCTTGTTGATCACAGGCGCGGACGGGCCAGCAGTGGCGTCGACCTCTGCGCGCAGGTCGCTGATGCGCCTGGCCCAGGTGTTCTTGAATTGCGCTTTGCTGGGATCGTTCTTGATGATCTCGGCGTAACGCTGCTCGCGCAGCTGCAACATCTTGTTGACGTCGCCACCAGCCTGGGCGAGGAGCTTTTTCGCCGTCTCCGGACCCATGTTGACCGCGGTGTCAAAGGCCACCAGCGCCAGGCCAGGGTTCTGCTCGTTCAGGCTGTCGCCGCCGATCGCGTCCCAGTATTTCTTCTTGTAGATTTCCTTGGCGCCCTCACGCGTCAGGTTCTTGACGTCCACGCCAGGGTTGGCCTGGGAGTTGATGCCAAAGTTGGTCGGTCCCTTGCCGGCGTCGTTGGCGACGTAGCCGCCTTCTTGCTTCAGGATGAACTCGGCAGCAGAGCCAAACGAGCCGGTGTAGGCGCGCTCGAGCGTGGTTTTCACGCTGGCAGGGTTGCGCTCAGTCTCACCAGTCAGCGCGGCCTCGCCGAGGCGCTCGCGATATTTCATGGCGCGTGCCGTGCGCGTCACCGGGTCGTAGCCCAGATTGGCGATCATGCTGTCCAAGTTGCGACGGGCGCTCTCGTATTGGTTTGCATCCTGGCCAACGATGCGAGCGTAGTTCTGGTAGGCCTGCTCCAGCTTCAAGTCGCGATCTGCAACACCGGCCTGCGCTTCATACGTGATCGCCTTCTGGCCGATGCTGTTGCGCAAGCTCAGAAAATGCGTTTGGGCGTATTTGCGGGCCTTCTCGTTGGTGATGCCTGCGAGCGTTTCTTCCTGGTATTTGTCGAACTCGGTGACGATCTTGCCGGTGAAGCCAGGCGCGCCATCCTTGGCCGTCTCGGCGCTCTTCTTAAGGTACTCGTCCCAGTGCAGCGTGGCGTCCGAAATGGTTTTGCCGACGTTGGCGATCGCGTCGTCGTCGTCCTTCTTTTGCAGCACGTCGGCGTCGTATTTGGCGATGCGCAAACCCGTGGCCGCCAGCGCAGAGCCGGCGTTGCCCAGGTTCTGCATGGCCTGGCCAACAGCGCCAGAAAACTCAACGCCACGCGCTTGGGGCGTGACCATGCCAGAAGGCGTCAAACGGTCTTCATAGATGGGGATGCGGGCCATCACGCCTCCTTGATGCCAGCGCGGGCGTATTGGTAGCGGCTCATGCCGGAAAGCAGATTTGTGCCGGCGTTGAAGTAGCCGGCGGTGCGCGCAGTGGATGCGTTCATGCGGCTGACGTTGGCGCCGTACATATCCTGTTCGGACTGAGCAATCAGGCCGGCCGCCTTGTTCTGCCCTTCGTATCGAATGGTCAGCGCGTCGAGCTCGTTGTTGACCGCGTTTTGTTTCAGCAGGTCGAGGTTCGAGCCGTCAAAACCGGTGCCGGACTGGGCGATGCCTGCAATGGCCTGGCCCTGCAACGCGTTGAAGCGACGGCGCTGTTGCTCTTCGGCTGCGTTGGCCTGGTCGGCCGCCACCTTGGCGTTGTTGCGCGCCACCGTGGCGTTGTATTCCTGTTGCTGGGCTTGTGCGCGTGCGCTCGCCTCTGCAGCATCGGCCTGCTGCATGGCGCCAATGACAGAGACAGCCGTCGAGAAGGCGGACAGGCCAGCCAGACCTGCTGTTGCGCCACCTGCGCCCATGGCGCCGCCAAGAAGGGCAAATGCTTCCATCAGTGAATCCTCGCGTAGAGATCGCAGTCGCGGCCGTCTGGCGTGTAAGCGCGCATGCGCCCCTCTCGCTCAAAGCCAAGCATGGTTGCCCAGCGATGGCCCTGCGCGAAATCGCAGGCGACGGCCGTCTCGATGCGACGGTATGGGTGAATGGTCATCGTGCGACGCACGGCCTTGTGGATCTTGATGAAGTGCGGACCAGACTCTGCGCTGATCAGGCCCCAAGCCAACGCACGGCCCTCCCATTGCGGGATCAGCCCCATCGATGCGTAAACCGCATCACCGTCCACAAGCGAATACGCGGGGCCTGCTCGGTACAGGCTCTCGGCATATTCGGGTTTGGACAAGGTCGGTTGCATGATGGCCTGGCTGGGTTGGAGCAATAGTCGGTTTAGGTGGTCGGGTTCAAAAGGGACAATCCTCATCGATCGAAGGTATGAACTTGCGGCATGATGGCCACCAGCGTCATCGGCAGTGGTTGCTCTTGCCTTACCATCACATAGCCGTCGAAATCGTAACCACCGGGCCAATCTACGAGCTTGTCACCAGTGAATAACGGCGGCGCCTGGTTCATCGGGTCGGACGGTTTGCGGAACTGGATGTCGTCCAGGTTGTCCGCGTCAGGACCGACCTTTGCACCGAGCGTATTGTAGAACCGGAACACCACTTTTGTGATGCGTTTTGTCTTGCCCTGGGCCGTGCCGTCACCGGCGCCAGCCTCAATGCGCGTGGCCTTCAGAACAGCCGGGCAGGCCAGGCCGACCTGCACGACGCTGGATGCGCGTTGCAAGGTGATTGCGCCAGACGTCACCACGCGATCGGGGTGCGCTGCGCCATCGGTCAGAACTTGCACGGTCTTGCCTTCCAGGTGCGTCAGGCCGGAGATCGTCGTAGCCGGCGAGCCGTTGTAGGTCAGGCCGCTGTCGACGTAGAAGCAGCTGCTTTGGGCGTCGCCGTCTTGATATTCGCGCTCGAGATATTCGACGTATCGCTTGGTCGCGCCATTGATGGTGCGGCGCACAATGATCCACAGCTCGTCGCGGCTGCGATCGGGCGAGGGGATCACGCAGACTGACTCGACGACGCCAGAGCCGCCGATCGGGTGGCGATGCCAGCCCACGACGTCCTGCTCCTTGTTGAACGTAAAACCCAGAAGCAGGCCGTCGGCGCGTGCCGACCACATGGCCACGTAGGGTTCCTTGTGCCAGCTCGTCTGCACGATGCCGCCCAGGGTGATGTGCTCGGCCAGGATGGTGACGTCGTTGGTCACGTAGCCATTCTGCTGCAGGTTGTAGGCCACCTCTTTGACCTTGCGGCCGGATGCCTGAACCATCAGGGTGGAATAGCCCACGCGCACGGGAACGACGCTGCGGGAGCCCTCAGAGGTCTGCTGCTCGATCTTGACGTTGCCAGGCGCGAACGCCTCGCTGGTCGAGTTCTCAGCGCAAGCGAACTCGCCGCCAGACGTGCCAATGATCAGCGCCTGCGTGGGCGCCAGCCACTGCACCTGGTTGACCTGGTCGGACGAGATCGTGACTTTGATGGCGCGATCTGCCACCACCTGGCCGCTGTCGTCCTTGCTGGCGAAATTCTCGAAATCGCCGGCGCAGGAAAAGAACAGCTCCTGGCCCTTGGCCAGCGTCAGGCGCTCGCGGAAGAACGTGACCTTGCTCGGGTATCCCTCGGCCCCAGAAAACGCGCCCATGGCCCAGCGGAACGTCGCGTTGCCAGATCCGACGACGCCGGCCGGCAGCGGGTTGTTGCCCTGCACAGTTGCCGTGACTACGGTCGAGCTGGTGAAGCCGGTGATCTTGACGTAGCCAAAGCCCGAATCGACGAACAGCCAATCCAAGCCCTGGCGCTCGACGTTGGTGCCGTTGATGCCGCCATAATCGCCATCGGCCACAGTGCCATAGGTGTGAATCGGTTTGTCAGGTCCAGTGCGCCAAACTTTTCCGGTCGTTGGAGCACCGGTTGTCATGCACTGATAGGTTTTCCCATCACTTCTACGATACGTGAGATACGGACTTGTCGGATGCGCTGTTTCTTGGCCTGCTGTCCAGGGTTTAACCGACGATAGATCCGCGGGCTCCAGGTACACAAACGAGCCAACCATTGCAGACGTGAAAATTCCAGAGCTCGCTGTCAGCGTCACGCTGCCACTTGTTGCGCTGGCGTAGACGGTCGTCGAGCGGGTGACGTTCTCGGTCTTGAACGGGCCATTGGCCAGCGGAGCCGCGGCGATCGTCCAGTTGGTGTTGCCCAGGCGCGAGAGCTTTTGCAGCGGGTAGCTCGGGTGCGCGATGTAGATCACGTCGCCGGACTGCACCATGTCGAGCCGGAACGTGCCATCGGTGGCGTCGGTCAGGTCGGCAATGGCATAGGGCGAGGCGATCTCGTAGGGCACGCCGCCGGACAGCAGCACGCCGTGGTTGGTGTAAAAGCGAATGTACTGGTCGCCGAACTCGAGCACATAGGCCTGGGCCGTGTTGAACTCGAACCGGGCCAGCCAGGTGCGATCGGCGCTGTCTTTTACCTCGGACACAAAGCGCGTGCCGGCGCGACGCACAGCCGGGCCTTGCACGGTCGGGATGAAGTTCTCGAGCAGCTCGCAGCCGTTGGCGTATTTGGCCACGTCAGGGCGGCCGGCCATGAGCGGCGACAGCTCGCCTGCGTTGAACGATGAGCGAAGCGGTGAAGCCTTGGGCATGGTCAGATCCTAGAGACGACCCACTGGTCATCCGGCGGCTGCACAGGCAGGCGCTCGATGGCGTTGCTGCGCACGGCCTGCTTGATGGCGCGGGCATAGTCGTCAGCGGCTGCGCGCTTTTTCTCGTTGGACTGCGTCAGATCCTCGGCGAGCTCCATGGCGATGCGAGACGCCAGGGCCTCGCGGAAGTTAACGTCCCAGCTGTTGGGGTCTTCGATCCTGGCGATGTAGCGCAGCTTGAGAGGCGCGCCCATGCCGGTCAGGATGAGGTTGTTCTCAAGCACCCAGTCCAGCACCTCGGCGCCGATGTAGTTGTCCATCACGGCCGAGGGGAACTCGTCGTTGACCATGTCGATCTTCAGGAAGTCGGCAGGCACTTGGTACTGGTACTGGTAGCCGAACGCCGGCGCCGTGCTCATCGCCGCCAGGCTGGTGCGCTTGAGCGTGAACTGCCAGCGGTGGGCCCGCATCTCGTCGTCACGCAGATCATCGAAGCATGACGCGATCGCCCGGGCGCCCTTCACGTCATCAGCAAGAGAAGTGATGCGAGCGGACCCGAGCTTGGTCAGTGCGCGGTTTGCAACCTGGATGACTGAGGCCATCGCTGCTCCTTATGCCCAGACGCGTGCGGGAGTGGCCGGGGCGATGTCGTATTGCTTCAGGGCTTCGATTTCGGCAGAGGCGCGCACGTTGACGTGCCAGCCAGGTACGGCGGCCATCTCGGGCACTTCGCCCATCTCGATGGTGGCGATCATGTTGCCGGTGGGCTTGTGGATCACGCCGATCACATCGACAGAGACGCCGGTGGCGGGCGCGAAGCCAGCAGGCTGGATCACCTGCTCGTTCTCGTCCAGCACCGCATCGACCTGCACCAGGACGCCGGCAGCGACGAGGGCAGCGTTGGCCGCATCCTCGTTGTCGAACTTCAGGTAGTAGTCGTTGAACAGCGGCTTGGCGGGCGCCACGGGCAGCTCGGGTACGGGTGCGTCTTGGGTGATAACTTCGTCCATCATGTGCTCCTTATGCGGTCAATGCTCGCAGCTCTGCGTTGGTCAGGCGGCGCGGGTAGTAGGCCAGACGTCGGATGTATCCGTTCAGCCAATACTGAGTTGCAGTTCGTGTTCCAATCTGTAACTTGGTAACCGATGGAACCGTTGCAGAAGTGTCGATAACAATGGTTCCAGCATTTACACATACAGCAAAATCATTTGCTTTGTAGGCCGCTGCCTGCTTGATAGTTGTAACTGCGGCAGCTGCCGTGTTTATTGATACGGATAACGTTCCTCCACTTACGGCGTCCAAGTTGCCGTACCGTGTTGTGCTACTCGCTTCTTGCGCGTAAGACCAAATTGCATTGTTCGCATCTGTTTCCAAACCGGCAAGATGAGGATACACGCCTTTGACGTTTGACGCTTCAACAAATAGCGTCCCCTCAGTCGCATTGAACCAAGGCGACAGCGTATTGACCGAAGCCACATCAGCCGAGCGAGTTACTGAGGAGGCGATCGTGGGGATGTAGCTGGTGGCGAAAGCGCCTGCCTCAAGTTGAGCGCCCCAAACGTAGACGCCGCTTGAGCCGTTTCCGGTATAACTGTATGTATTTGGGGCGCTTCCAAGGTCGAGTTGCCAAAAACCAGTTCCTGATCCAGAGGCGGTTGCAGACGCAGTAATTCGATACCACCCGTTGCCCATTGCAGTAATAGTGGCAGTTCCAGATCCTGAAATATTTGTGCTAGTACCCGTTGATAGATTAAATTCAACGGCATAGATAACCGCAGTTGCTTGGCAGGTGAGCTTAACAATGTTTCGACCTGCCGCCTTTAGATGCCCTGACCACGCGTATGCGGTTCCACTTGTTACGCCAACTGATTGGTACATTACATGGACGTCGGTTGCAGTGTTTTCCGCAAGCAAATCTGCTGTCGTCGTGCCATCTGGAGAGATTGCAGCGTTGGCAGTAATGGTCGCATTATATTTAACCCAGTTCGCGTTATCGAACTGCTCGCTGTATGTCACTAGGTTCGTGCGCTGCTCCTCGATGAGCAAACCCTTTGCGGCATAGGTCTGCGGGTCGTAGTCGAAGCGAGGACCGTAGACGGCAGCAGAGGTCGTGGGAGTATAGTCGCCTGCAATAGAGCCTTGAGAGAACTGGGCTCCCCAAATGTAGACGCCGCTGGTGCCATCACCTGCGTAAACCCGTGCACCTGCAACAGCCGGACCCACTGAAGGGTATAACGTACCTGCACTTTGAGGCTGTGTAATTGAACACCGATACCAGCCGTTTCCAACGTTTTGAATGGATGCTGTCAGACCCGTGCCAGCAGTAGAAACAACTGTTCCAGCAGTTAAATTAAACGCCCCAAAATTGGTTCCGCCACTAAAGTCTAATAAAACTTGTGTCCTTTCGGCTGCTTTGGCATACACAGACAACGTATACGTAACAGCTGAAACTGTTGGCGTTTGATAAACGGCATGGTCAAGGCTTGACGCCGCTTCTATCACTTTATCCGCTGTAACAGTTCCATCTGGAGCGGCTACGACGTTACTAGAAACTGAGCTTGCTGATTTTGTCCATGCAGCATTTTCGAACTGTGCCGAATAGGTCAGCAGGTTGTGCGGAGCGTACTGCACCGTGCCGTCAGGACCGACGCGGGTGGCGTTGCTTGAACGCGAAAACGTGATGATGTCAGAAAAGGCTTTGGAGATCAGTCCCATGGTTGTTACCCCGCGACAAAGTATTGACCCGGGCCGTAAGCAGGGTCGGAGCCCACAGCCTGTTGGTAGGCGTAGGTGGTGAAGTTGAGATCCAGCGTCTGGTTGTTGGACGCGTCCGTGTAGCCAAACACTGGGTCAGGCGTGAAGGCCGTCACATAGACGTTGGTCAGGAAGTTGAGGTCCATCGACCCGGTCTGGTACGTGTCGGGCGGGTTAAAGCCCGTCGCCACAAAGTCGAGCAGCAGCGACGGCCCGAAGACCAGGATGGAAATGTCGGAGCGATCAGGGCCCGTGACGCCGAACGTCACCGGCATCGTGACCGGACTGGTGATCGGCAGCATGGCGGGCGCCCTTTACAGATCGACGGTCACAGCGACAGCGTAGAGGCCAGACGGCGAGCCACCGACAACGGCAGCGCGGATCTTGCCCTGGGGCAGGTCGAAGTTGCCAGCGCCAGCAGCCGTCAGCGTGGTGTAGGCGCCGGCGTCGATGTAGGTCGAGCCATCAGGGCCGAGCACTTGCAGCTTGACGACTGAGCCGCCAAACGTGCCAGCGACCAGGAACGTGCCACGGCCGCCAGGCCATGTCAGGTCCGAGCCAGTCGCGCTGGCATTGGAGAGTAGGTCAACACGATAGCCGCGCATGATCTACTCCTTACCAGGCCTTGCCGGTTCGCAAGATAAAGTTTTGGAGCTTTTCAATAGCCAACACCAGCTCAGCAACGCTGGGCACTTTGGTCGTGTCGGGAATGACGATCTCTATGTCTTTGGTCGGGTCAGTCGATTGACCCACGGCGCCGTATTCGTTCTCGCCGTTGTTGATGCCGAAATAGTAAGCAGCCATGATGATCTCCTGAGAATGGAAGAAGGGGCCGGGTCACCCCAGCCCCTTACCGTGCCGATTAGTTCGGCCCGCTGAAGTACAGATCCACGATCAAGGTGCCGGACGACGGAGCGGTCGCAGCAGCCAGGGTCAGGATGATGTTCTCAGTGTCGGACAGCGGGCTGGCAGCACCAGCCACAGCAGCCTTACCAAAGATGGTAGGCGTGTCGGTGGAGGTGAACGCGCCAGCAGCACGATACTTGGCGGTGGAGCCGCTGGTGCCGATCGCCAGGGTGGTCGAGCCAGACGAGGTGTCTGCGTTCAACACGCCATGGGAAAAGGTGAAACCAGCGGGCACGGAGGCCAACAGGATCGTGTCGCTGGTGGTCTGGCCAGCGTACGTCACGGTAGCGCGGAAGCGCTTCATGCGTGCGCCGTAGACCGAAGCGGCAGGACGGACACCGGCAGCAGCTGCGGTGGTGAGGCCGGTGGTGGTGCCGGCCAGTTCGTTGCTCAGATATTGGGCCATGGTTCAGAACTCCTTACTTGCAGTTGATCAGGCCAACGCGCTTCTCTTCCATGCGAGCGCCACCGAACGTGCCGGTAACGTACACCTGGTAGGAATTGCGCTTGTCAGCGCGACGGTCGATCGAGGTCGTCACGTCGTTCCACATGCCCAGAGCAACGCCAGACTTGGCGAAGAAGGGAACCATCCAACGCGAGCCGGTCACATAGCTGCCGTCGCTGTCAGCGGACGACAGGCCATTGTTGATGGCCGCGTTGAACGAGGCACCACCGGGGATGCGCTCGCTGTGGATGAAGTTGAAACCCATGAACGAGGTGATGCGACCGTCCACCAGCACGGGGCGGGTGTTGTAGTCGAGGCTGATGGCCTGGGCTTCGTTCAGCAGGTCGTCGTGCTGCTTGGCGGTGATGACCATGTACAGGGGGTCGTTGTCGACATCGACTTCGGCCTGCAACAGGATCTTCTTGGCGGCGCGCAGCTTGGCGATGTTCAGGCCCGTTGCCGAGCTCGCACCCACCGTGGCAGCGACAGACTGGCTGTTGCTGTTGTAGGCGTAGAGCGTGCCGGTGGCGGAGGTGCCGTTTTCGCCGGTGTTGTTGCTGCCGAAGACGCCAGCGATGATTTCGTCATCGATAGCGCGGCCCATGGCCCAGGCGCCAGCCATCGCATAGGAGCTGGTCGGGTCGATCAGCATGCGCAGCTTGTCCTGGCTGTCGATCAGGTCGGCCCAGTCGTAGTCGTTGGGGTAGATCCAACGCTTGTCCTGGGGGGTGCTGATCAGAGGCGTGTCGCTGTGACGAGACTGGTTGCGGACCGGGGAGACGGCGCCGAACTGCTCGGCCATCGAGGCGGCCTTGCCCTGGAAGCGGAAGTTTTGCACCGCATTGCGGATGCGCGAGCCCTGCTGCTGCAGGAGCATTTGGACGTTCGTGCTGTACTGCTGAACGAACGCTGTAGAGACGTTGAAAGACATATCGTGACCTTTCGAAGGTGTTGATTAAACGGTTGCCGCTTTCGCGGCGCTCTTCGGAAGGCTTGTCCGTGCAGAATCTGCCGGGGCCGTTTTGCCCACTTTCTGGCTGTCACCCGGCCCTTCTGGGGTTATCGGGACAGGCACCCCGCCGACCCAAGCCAGGTATTCCCTGGCCATTGCGATCACCTCTTGAGGCGAGCGGTCTGGACGGTGCGCCAGTTTCAAACATTCTAGCCGAATTTCCGGCGTGTGTTGCAATGATTTCATCGCTGTTGCGTTCATCGCATCACTCCGGGTAAGCGATCTTCATCAGCTTCTGCATCTCGGCCTGCGCATCGGCGTTGCCGGCGATGTATTTCGTCGAGAACTCCTTGTCCTGTTGCAGCGAGCTGATGCGTGCGCGTGCGGCCTCGGGGGTCATGCCAAAGCCCTGCGTGGACTTGCCGCCCTCAAACGTGTGCTCGGTCAGGCCGCGGCCGATGCGGGCCATGAACTTCAGCATCTCGCCGGTGCCCATGGCGTTCTCGATCGCTGTCAGCTTGGAGGCGTCCAGGCCGAACTCTTTGGCTGCGCGCTGGCCGAGGTTGATGTTTTCCTCCCAGGCCGTGCCCCATTCGGTCTTCAGGGTTCCGAGATCCTGCTCGACCTTCTGGGCGCTCTGCTGTTGCAGTTGTTGCATTTGGCCAGTCTGCTGCTCGTTCCACCAGGCGGCCAGGCCCTCGGCCTGCTGCTGGCTGATGCCGAGCTCGTGGAACTTGCCCGCGGCCGCCTTGGCGAAGTTGCCAGGGTCGCCATCGGGCACGGGGAGCTTGTACTCTTCGGCAGACTTCGGACGGCCCAGCGCGTCATACACGCGGCCCCAGCCCTCCTTGTCTTCGGCGCCCTTGGGCATGGGCAGCTTCTCGCCGCCCAGGAGCTTCTCGAGGTTTTTGTAGCCGTTGGCTAGCTCGACAGGGTCTTTCCAGCCCTTGTTTTGCACGTAGCCCTTGAGGTCGGCATCCTCGATGCTGTCGTACCAGTTGCCGGTGCTTTGGTCGGTCGGTTTCCCGATGTCGTTGGACGAAGCGCCGGAGGGTGGCGTTGATGCGGCCGCAGCGCCGCCTTGGTTGTCGGCAGCGGATTGGCCTGCCGGGTTGCCTGCCAGCATGGCAGACCCGCTTGATGCATCGGACATGAAAACTCCTTGTGGTGGTTGAGGGAAATCAGGAAAGGAACTTGAGCTTGTAGAGCGTGCTGTCGATCAGCGTGGCGATCTCGTCGATCTGGTTTTGGAACTGGCTTTCGTCGGCCACGGCCTTGCGTTTGGCCTTCACGTAATCGCTCAGGCCCATGAGCATGGCCGAGGGGCTCGAGAGCGGCGGCATCTTGGCGTCGAGCGGGTAGTCCATCACCAGGCCGTAGCAGCCCTGGTAGCTCTCGATCAGCGTGTCGACCAGGTCGCCCAGCTCGTTGTAGAACTCGCCCAGCGCCATGTGCTCGGCGATGCTGCGGGTCTGGCGGTGCAGGATCTGCGCATAGACGCCGGTCTGCATCAGCACGTAGAAAAACTCGTGGGCCGTCTTGTTGGTGCTCACCTGGTTCGAGTTGCCATACTCGATCTCGCCCTCGTCGTCGTCGTTTTCTTCGGGTTCGTTGGCCAGCATCTTGGCTGCGTTAGTTGCCATCGTTCGGCTCCTCAAGGTTAAAGACTTGTTTCTCGTCGATGTGCAGGTGCGCCATGATGCGCAGCCACACCTCGCGCCGGCCCTCGGCCATGGCCATCGCCACCGGGTCGATCGACTTGGTGATCGGCGACACCATCACAGTGGTGGAGGTGGCCCGGCAGAACTTGCGCAGGTCGGCCAGGACGATCTCGGCGTTGCGGTTGATGTTGCCGTCAGCGTCGAGAAACGTCCGGCGATAAGCCGACTTGCGGTTGAGGATGCGCCGCACGGCGGCCGTCATGTTGCCGATCATGCCGGGAAGATGGCCGGAGCCTGCTGTGCCGGGTTAGCGCCAGCCAGGGACTGAGCCTGCGCCAAATCTTTGACCACGCCGGACGCGACGGGAGCGGCAGCCAGGAGCTGCTGGGCTTGCGCGGCCTCGGCCTGCTGGTCTTCCATTGCCTGGATCTGTTCCGGCGAGCGCAGCACCTTGGCCGGCACGCCGTTGATGTCGGCAAGCTCGCGAGCCACAGCCTCGGGGTTGAAGATCATCATCACCTTGGGATCGATCTGGGCCAGAGGCGCGATCGCTTGCAGGGTGTTGAGGATGGCCACGCCCTCATCGGCACGCTGGGCCCGGTTCAAGGGGCTGACGTATTCGATCTCGACCTGGCCTCCATACTCGACCAGCAAACGAGGCATCGGGGGCAGGGCGCCAGCGCGGGCCAGGATGTCGATCTCGCGCTCGATCAGCGGGCCCAGGAACTCGGATTGCTGCCGGCCCATGGTGGGAGCAAGCAACGCGCCCTTCTCCTGAGCACGCAGCATGGCCTCGGTGGCCGTCATCTGGGGCGCTTCGACCAGGATCTGGAACAGCGTGACCAGGAAGGCGTCGTTGATGACCTTGCGGCGCTGCTCCATCATGTCCAGGCCGATGTCCACGCGGGCGCCGGTCTGCAGCGGATGCACGAGCTGGTTGCCCTGCTCGTTGACGCCGCCATAGTTCAGCGCGCCAGGACGCAGGTCGAAGGCCTGCAGCGCGCCGTCCTCTTGCAGCAGCAGTGGGGGATCGACGATCTTGTGAGCTGCGCGGATGACGGTCTTCGACATCTCGTTGAGCATCTTGATGTCGGGCAGCACGGTCATGGCCGGCGAGCGACCATAGATCTCTTTGGGGCTCGTCACGTAGCGGCCGACAGCGTAGGGCATCGAGCGGAAGCCGCCCTCGCTCACGACGGTGCGGCCATCCACTGCGACGTAGCAGGAATAGACCGGCATGCCGCGGTAGTCCTTGCGATTGACGTCCATGTCTTCGCGGGGCGCGACGGCGTGGATGAAATCGAAGTTTTGCTCGGGCTTCTTCTCCAAGCACTTGCGGATGGCTTCAGGCAGCTTGGCTTCGCCGAACTTCTGCGCGGCCTGGCGAGCGGTGAACTGAAACTTGCGGTGCACCGTATCGACAGCGCCCTGATGGTTCTCGGCGATGTACATCTCCGACAAGGCGATCGAGCGGTAGCGGATGCCACGGCCCACCAGGTCGTCGATAAACATGCCGGACGTGCCAAAAGCGCCCAGGTTCATGTAGCACTCGTTGGCCTGGCTGGCGAAGTTGGCCCGCGGGCTGTAGCGCACCTGGAACAGGATCTTGGTGACCTCGTCCAGGTAGGCCTGCACCTCTTGGTTCTCGTCGAGCTCAGGCACGCCGGTCTTGAGCTTGTGCCACTGCTGGGTGCGCGGCGTGAGCATGCTCTCCATCGCAGCGGCAAAACGCTCAAGCGCCAGGTTGGCGGTGGCGTCAAAGATCTTCTCGGTGTGCTTGTCGCCGGGCTGGCGGTTCACACGGAAGTAGTCGGCACGCGGCAGGATGCGCTCGGCGATCTCGCGCCAATGGCTGTCAAACACGGCCCGGTCGGTGGCCATGTTTTCCTGTCGCCGGATGATTTCGTCGGCGCGAGAGTCGGCCATGATCAGCTGCCCAACAGTTGCTTGGTGCCGGTGGTCGGTGCGCTTAAATCGCCCTGCGCGCCGGTCAGGATGGTTGCGGCGCGGCCGCGGCGGCCAGCCAATGCGTCACGGCCTTGCTGGGCCTGGCGCGCTGTGTCGATGGTCGGAGCCGGCGCCGGTGCTGGAGGAGGAGGAGGCGTAGGAACGCTGGGAGATGAGAAAAGGCCACTCATAGTTTCACCCCATGATGTTGTAATCGGACAATGCGGTCGCTTGTCGGAAAACCGGGCGGTCGCGCTTTACGAGTGTTCGGGCTTCGCCTGCTCCCACCAGCATGTATTGCCCGGCTTCGCACACGTGCGAATACATGCCCTTGTCTGGAACGTCGCGATAGCGCTCCTCACCCGTGACTTGCAGTCGCTTGTAATTGTACCCACCTGCCATGCCTTTGCGCAAAGTGCTGCATTGTGGGTGGATCACCAGTCCCGGCACACCATCGACCAGGCGAGACAGGCACATGGCCACGCTCTCGCGCCGTTTGGTGAAATCGTTGGTGGGCGCCGGGTTGGCCTCAACGCCGGCAGCGCGCAGGATCTGAAACGGCGTGCTCTCGTCTGTCTGGGCCCGTCCTTCGCCTGCCGGGTCGCCAGTGATCGAGGCGAAGGTCATGCCCTGGTAGCGCTCGTGCATGACGTTGCGCATGAGCTCGGCAAAGCGCTTGGCGCCCATGTCCTGGGTCACCAGCTCGCTGTGCCAGCGCCAGCCGCCCATTGTCGTTTTCTGGCCAAAGACGGCCGCCGGCGTCAGCCCAAAGTCGATGCCGACATAGATCGGCCAGGACCGCACGACGTCGAACTCGCGGCAGTGGATGCTGTCCTTGTACTCGGGATAGACCGGCTTGCCGTCGCGCACGAAGCCATACTCGCCGTGCACGTAGACCTTGATCCAGTCCTCGTCCTTGCCGGAAATCTGGCGTTCGTAGTAGTTGGCCGGCAGGTTCTCGCGGTTCTCGGCATCAACCGACAGGCCGCTTGGCTGCCGGAAAAAGCGCCAGCCATCGGGGTGAACCTCTTCGGCCAGCTTGTACCACCAGTGATCGTTGTCTGGCGGGTTCGTGGAGGCCAGCAAACCAGACCAGGTGCAGCCGCCCATCAGCACGCTGGGATAGCGGCCCACGCGGCCGGTGAGCCCGTCGATCACAGCCTTTGGAACCTCGCGCGCCTCGTCGATCCAGGCGCCGGTGAGCTCCATGCCCAGCAGCTTGGCCACGTCGTCGGGACGGTCCAGCGAGACGAAGATCACCTCGAGGTCGAGATCGCCCTCTTGGATGTGATGCATGGGCGGGCCGGTATCGACCCAGCGCCCGATCGATGGCGGCACCCACTGGTGCCAGGTCTTGATCGTGGTGGTGCGCAGCTCGGGATAGGTGTTGCGGACCACGGCCCACCGGGTGCGACGCTTGCCATCGAGGCCGATGCGCTGGTCCTTCGCTTTGCGCAGGATCTCCATCACGCAGACGGTCGACTTGCCCGAGCCGAACGGCCCCATGATGCCGCGGAAGAAACTGTCGTCGAGCATGAACGCCCGGGAGATGGGCCCAGGCGGTCGATAGTTGATCTGCGTGGCGTCAGTCATCTTTCGCCATTTGCAGCAGAGCGAACAAGGCCATGCCGATGAATGTGCCGATCGATGTGGCGATCAAGTGGGTGATGATGGCGCGGATCATCGGGGCGCATCCACGACGCCGGGCACGCTGCGCAGGTAGGCCGGCAGCTCGCGCCTGGTGGCTGCGCGGTTGAGCAGCTCGTCGAGGTCTTGCTCGTTGAGCACATCACGCACGGCATGCGCGACCTGTGGCCACTCCTCGATGATCTTCTTGGCCACGTAGACTGCGTCTGCTTGGTTCATGCGGCTTGCTCCTTGCCCAGGTCGATGTTGATGGCCAGGCCGACCGCTTTGCCGTCACTGGTGACGTCGACCTTGTCGCCGTATTTCTTCGGATTCCACTTAGCCAAGAGCTTCAGGCGCATCTCTGCGCGGTTCTTCAGCCAGGTGATGTGGCCACTGTCGCGATGCCGGCTGCCGCCGTTTTCGGACCAGCTCTCGGCGTGTTCAGGATCGGTGTCGATGATCTCGAGCGCCTCTTCAGCGATGACGTCGTGGCCAACATCTCGCGCGCGTGCGAAGCGTGCAGCGAACTCTTCGTCCTTGTCACACCAATCGTAGACCGTCCTGAAAGACGGGTTACCTTCTTGCCTGCACCATTCGCGCAGCGTTTTACCGGCCGAGATCCACTCGATGATCTCGTCGGCCTTGTCCTGCGGTACTGGTTGAGGGGGTCGTCCGGTTCTTGCCATGGTGTCATTCTAATCGGTGATGTGATTTACGCAACAGGCGGGTCAATCCAATGGCCGGTGGCGCCGCGATTGCCCAGGTTCCACTGCTGGAGGATGTCGGCCTCGAGCTTTTGGCGGGCTGCCTTGCCTCGGGCTTTCTCGATCCCTTGGAGGTGGTCCTGGGCCCATTGCCGGCCCTTGGTGAGGCGCTTGGCGATGATGTCGCGCACTTCGCACTGGTGGCGGTAGGTTTCGGACCAGGTGTCCATCACCAAAGCCCCGATTTTCCGATGGCCCAGCCAAACGCAAAGGCCATCACAACGTAGAACACGATCTCGATCATGCCTCCCCCTTGACCGGCTCGCTCACGATCCGACCGCATAACTTGCACTCGCGGTGATAGTGGCCGTTGTAAACCCAGCCACTTTGAGCGCCGAGGTGGCCGGTCTTTTCGCAAAGCCACCAGCCCAGTCGGATGTACCAGGGTTGGTTCATACGGCCTCCTTGATGCCGTGTGCGGCTTTGAATTTTGCAATGTCGGTCTGCGACCTGAATATGAGTTGCAAACTGTGATAACCGATGGGCTGCACGTCGATCACGCCTTCCAGCGGTTTGCGCTGTAGTAGGGATGTGTAGAGGGGAACAGTGCAACCGTCTTGTCCTTTATCTAAACGCACCATCATCATGCGATTTTCTTTGCCAAGCATGGTGTCCCACATTCCATACGCCACCGGCTCCTGCTCTGGCTGTTCCAAGACTTCTCGGATGGCGGTAATGGCGGAACGAGAAAAGAGTTCTGCGTCACTGTCAGGGAATGTATGAGGTTCTACAACTTCCAACGCCTCCAGCGCCAGCTTCAATGCTTCTCGTTCAGTCATACGGCCTCCATGTTCATGCGCAGGGCCTCACGTGCGAAGCGCAGGGAGATCGGCCGGACCCTGTCGCCGGCGTCGTGCATGGCCACCAGGCGCTTGGCCCAGGCCTTGTGGTCGATCCCGCCGGTCCTGGTCTTGCGGATCTCGCCCAGCTTGAAGAGCTCGGCTTTCAGCCTGGCCGGGTCTGCCTTGGGTTGCGGCAGGGCAGGGGATTGCGGCCGCGGAGCTGTGCGGCACAGGTTGCGAAACTCGATCGCGTTGGGTGCGCGTGGTGGCAAATTCTCCAGCGCCCAGGCAATGTCCTCGAGGTGGTGGGTGTAGGCCGAAAGCTCGTGGGCCCAGGCGGTCTTGACCATGGCGGGATCTTGCCCGGCCCAGCGAGCGGTCCACTCGTTGCCGTAGGTGAACGCCAGGCGCTCAAACAACCGATCAATCGCTTTCAATGGCAGTGACATTGCGCGCCTCCGTGTCGATGGTGAAGGGGTCTGACGAGGAGCGGAAGCCACCGCCCCACTTGGCGGCCTCCTCGCGCTTGAGGCGCATGTCGCGCTCGTAGAAGCTCTCGCCACCCGAAGAGCCATTGCGCTGCTGCCGCATCCACTCGGCCTTGAAGGATGCCCAGCCGCGCTCGCAGCAGATCGTGAGAGCGTCTTCCAAGGTGATGCCTGCCTTCACGCACTCGCGCTTGATGCCAAGGATGGCCAGGTCGGTGACTGCTGCCTTCTTGGCTTTCCTGACCTGGAGGAACGACAGCCAGACTTCAGGTGACACTTCGACCGGTTTATCCACAGGCCGCTGCGGTTTATTCTTCTTCGAAGAAGAAGATGGTTCTGGTTCTGGTTCTTGGTTCTGGTTAGTTGACGACTGTTCAACGGACGTTGAACGACCGTTCAACCGA